CTACAAGTATTAGTAAACTTACCCAAACTCAACCAAACATCACAACACTTAATCTGTGCTGACTCCCTGTAAAAGAATTCATTCTCATAATATCCCAGTTCATAATCTCCACTCTCTAAAACACGTAGATAATTCTGATAACCCATATCACCCTCTTCACTCCACTCTCCCCACCCCATATCTTCAAACATCTCCTTACGCGCAGCAATATAAGATTCATGAAAAACCTCAACACCTTCAGAATAATCTCCTCCATGCACCTCAAAATCACAGATGCCTTCCATACTATGTCTCATATACGATGTTCTCTGATATCGTGTTCTAGTATTAACTGGTATAAAGTTTGTGCTGCTCATTATACTACCCTTTTATTTATTTGTTTCTTAGTATTAAGTTGAGGATTATAAACATTAATATATTCTATTTCTCTTTGATGAGTCTGTTTCTTACCACGTACTACTTCTATTACTTCATATCTAAAGTTCTCATAACCATATCTTCTCATCTCCTGATATAACAACCACTGCTTACCAGATGTCTTACAACGAGATATATGCTGCCTAAAACGTAACCTTACACTACCAATAACTTTCTGATCTCTCTGAACAGTAATACCAATATACTCATTACCCGTCTCAGAATTTGTAAGCCGATAGATTATATGATTCCTATCAGATCGTTTCTTTCGCTTCATCATATATCCTCCTTATATAATATTATAATACAATCAAAATCTAACTTACACGTTAATCACTTTATAAGCATAATCATCCCACTCTGAATATAATATGTTCAACTGCCTAACATGACTACTCTTATTTAAAACCAATAAATAAATAGAATCTAAAAAGTCACAACGCTCTGAAACTATTAATCCATAATACTCGTTGTCTCTCGTTAAGATATCTCCAACTTTAAAATGCCTACTAGTCACTTTTCTATCCTTCTTTCAAACACATCTTCAAATATCTACCTCTTCTAACTTCTTCTCTAAACGCCTAATCTCATACCCTAACTCATTAGACTCCCTCACCTTCCCACTCCTCTCAAACTCTTCTCTCCTCTTCAAAAGCTCCCTAATCTCTTTCCTCACCCTCACACTCGGCCTCGAACCAAACGCCATCAACCACATCACACCATATACTAACAACACACTACTCAAACCAAATACAACAGCATACACTACCTGATTAATCATCTATCATCCCCCTTCTATAAACCTCTATATAAATATCAACTCACAATAAACAACAAGTGGCCGAAAAGATCTTCTGTTAACACTTCTCATCTCGACCCATAGTAAACACCCAAAAACAAAAAAAACCAAAACAGCATCAACGTCGTGATTCTATTATGACTCACCATACACACCCACGGGACAAAGCTTGCGTCGCGCACAGTAAATGAATAGCGATTCATTAAAAACTTTTTTCAATTCTGTCCCGGGGAAAGTAGTCAAGAAGCTGTACAGCGTGAGACAGAGTGGCCTGATTAAAATATACTAACGTTGTTATTTATAACCCAATCACACACGATCTCTTCTGACATATCGTATCCTTCTTCGTTAAAGAAGTTTTGGGCAATATTTAAACCCTCGTCAAAGGTGATGGGAGCTCTTGCTTGTTCACTGCCGTTATAGACTGTGAGCGTACCCATTAAAGAGTTGTTTTTAATGATGAGGTCGAAACCCGGGACGTTGTGACGATCGTAGTTATCGTAGCAGAAGTAGCGAGTATCGTTAGTTTTATTGCTATTAATCTTTTCAGACCCTACGTACATTGTATCTGTAGGTTGTTTAGTGTCTATGCGGTTTTTAGAAACAGCGTTGATGAGTTTATTCCATTGTTTGATATTGATTAGATTATTCATTATGTAAATCCTTTGGGAGGTTGATATAATATATTATAATAGGTGAGAGAGCAGAGTTACACTTATTAGATAGTGATAAGACGTCCGCGGTTTTCTTTTGCGTGGAGTATAGTTTCTTCAATCTCTTCAGAGCACAGCATATCTACTTCTACGTAGTCAAGGAAGTATTTGTCTTGTCCCTTAGGATGAGTGAGAAGTAGATGAGCTTTGCCATTCTTAGTGCAGTCACGTAGCGACTCGATGTCATTGCGGATATGTTCAGGAAGTTTGAGAAGTTCTGAATCGCAAGACATGAGTAGATTGTAGAATTGAACTTTTGTAATTGATTCCATTGTGAATCCTTTGGATGGCGGTTGTGATATATTATAATATGAGATTGAACAGAGTTACACATCGGGGTGTTGTTGTAGAGTTAATTAAAAAGTCGCGACTAGATCTACGCAAGAGTTGATTAAAGCGTTTAGATTAGTGACGATGATGGGACGAGTGGATGTAACGTTGAATCACGTTTTTGGTTAGTTATAGAGAAGAAGAGAGGTAGAAGTCTTCGAGGTCTTTGTTGATATCTTCGAAGTGTTCGCGGACGTGAACGGATTTGCCGCTGTGGAAGTGAATCCAAGTTGTGCCGTTGGCGTTGACGTCGTCATCATCTGTGTGTTTGTTTTTGTTTTCTATGATGTGTGAGACAGCTGACATTGAGATGGTTAGAGAAGAGTCGCTATTTACAGTGATGTATGTTTGTAAGCTGTTCATATTATTTATTCCGTTTCTGTTTGCTATTTTTTTAGACTTCTGTCCCGGGGAAAGTTAGTTCAAAGCGTTGTTAGAGGTGACGAAGACGAAGGGAGGGTGTTATGATGGTGGGGCAGTATCGATGAGGGAGCGAGTTAGTTGACAAAGACTTCTGGGTGAGACATTAATATGCCGGAGCATATTGTGACGTATTTGTCAGCGGAGAACATTCGTTTATGAGGTGGCATAGAGTGTGCGCTGTATAGCCAGCCTTTAGTGGGTTTGCAGTATGTGCTGACGTATCTTTGTAGAGCGTTTGTATTGCTAGTAGTTTTATTTAGAGAGAACAATGTTCCCCCTGAGATACAGACTAAGAGTATGAGTAGAGTTTCTATGATAGTTGTTTTCATTTATAGCAGCTTTCGAGTTTAACTGTGGGTTATGTATTAGTGAGTAGTGTTATGATTCTGAATCGTCATCTCGTTTCTTTTTAAGTTCGTCTAACTTGTCGTTAGAGAATTCGAAGATGTAGCCGATGAAGAAGCCGAGAAAGAATGTGACAAAGTGAATCATTGTTTGTCCTTACGCAGTTTATTGCGTTGGTTGATGAGATCTTCTAGTTTACCTGTCAGGCCACGAAGTCTCTCGTTGTGTATAGCTTTGTTGAGTTGTTCTAACGTCATGTTATCTTCTCATCTCTAACCATTGATCTAGAGTGAATGTAGTGTTGCCGTCATTGTATTCATAACCCATTTCAGTATCATAAACATATTCAACGTCGTAACGTTCAAGGATAGTGCTGAGTGCTGCTTGACCAACTTCATAATGTTCTGATGTATCGAAGGGGATATGAGAAACTGATTTTGGGAGAAACTCTTCTTTGATTTGTTGTGTAGCTTCAGACATATCTTTTGGTCCGTAGCCTTCGTCTGTGACAAGTATTGTGTCATCGTTTGGAAAGACGATATGGCCGATGCCTGAAGGGAGACTGCGATAATCGATGTTGAAGTAGATGTGATCTTTAAGATTGATATCCATATTGGAGTCCTTTTTGATTGTGTGTTGGTGGATTATGGTATATTATAAAACAGGATTAAACTTATTTACACGATAAGGGTTAATCGCAGAATCTTCTTAGATCTGAAGAAAGTATATCGAATTCTTTACCTTTGTGAGCTACAGTGACATAGCTTTCTGCCCATTTAGTTTGGGTTTTACCTTTGTCAAGAACAGTAAGTTGTGTGCCGACTGTAAGTATATCATTAGGGTTTGTAGTCTTTGGGTATTGACAATCCGGATGATCAGTATGATTTGTAAGTATTTGTGAGTAGCATTGAGCGATCTTTTTGATTGTGAGAGTATCACCGATTTTAGTTGTTCTTATTGAAGCCATGAGGATTCCTTTGAATGTGTGTTGGTGGATTATGGTATATTATAATATTGTTATTTGAAAGTTACACTTGAAGTGTTTTATTTGTAGTAGTATTTATCTATTAAAAGCTGCGACTAGATCTACGCAAAGCTAGATCAAAATGTTTGCAGAAGTGACGAGGACGATACGCTATGGTTAGCGGGCTGAGTTAGCCTTAGATAGAGTATTGTTTAATCTGTCGAAGCTTGCCTGTAGTTTATTTAGTAGAGACATAGAGTGGATATGTTTCTTAGCTTCTGTAATAGCGATGCTGATGCCTGATAGTCTGATTATATTTTGGTAAACTTTTCTAGTGCCTTCAGTTAGTGTGACGTCGTGGTGAGCGAAGAGATTTTCTATAACTGATATATTGTTATCCAAGGTAGATCCTTTTTGTTTGTGTGTGATTATGTTATATTATAATCATATTATTTATTATTTACACATTGAGTGTTAGTATTACAACTGGTGACAGCGTAGCTTTATAGAGACCAGTTATAGATGAGCCATCCGTGTTCGTCGCTAAGTGCGTCAGTTATTTGGTCGTCAGAAGCAGAAGCTGGATCTTTGAGATAATCATTAAGGTTGACTTTTGTTGGGACACCATTTTCAGCAGCAAACTCATTGTGTGCCTCAATGCTGTTGTCTTCTAGATCGAATGCCCATTGTATTTGAATAATCATATTGTATCCTGTTTGTTGGTTGGTTGATTTGCCTTATGGTTTATTATAATATATGAGAAGTTTATTTACACATCAAACGGGTCAACCATTTGATAGCTTCCTTCTGATACGATGAGTGAACAATCGAAGAG